AAACCTGTATGGATAGAAAACCTTGAAGAACCAGAAAAAAGCCAGTGGAGATTATGCCATTGGGATAGAAGAAAATATCTTGTGTTACAGGGGATTTCAATCGGAGGATATCTGGTTGAGGAATATGGAGAAGCGTGGATTGCCTACGCCTACCATCCCGTCCACATCGACCGGAAGAAGTGGGAGCCGTGCGAATGTTGCAGAGAACCAATCGGTGCAGAGCCTTACGCGAAAGAAAAGTATCCAGGGATATGCGACTTTGAGGTCATACTAGACGGAGGCGACGAAATCGCCGTAAACGCCTATAACCACTACACGCCGGTTACAGAGGAAGTTTGCTTTTCTTTTTCTGTATCGTTTTGTCCAAAGTGCGGCCGCCCGCTTACGGATCAGGCGTGGGCCGAGCTGGAAAAGCGGCTTAGGGGGTGATAGCGTGAAGTGCAAATTTGAATATGAAGGCGACTGCTTCAACTGTGGTTCATCGCAGTATATGTATAGGTGCAAACCAGATGTTTGCCATAGTGCCGTTCCGACGACCAATGCTGATCGTATACGTTCCATGAGTGATGAACAAATGGCAAAAGAACTCATTGAAATGATAATGGAGCTATGCGAGGACGGCGTACCATGCTATGACTTTGCATTGGAATGGTTCAGAAGGCCAGCAGAGGAGGACTGACATGATATGAAAGACAGGATAGATTATGCAATCAAGCAATTTGAATCACATGGAATTGAATATTCATTGAAAAACGAACAGACAGGGCATTTTCATTGCCGTAGGAAATCTGATGACAAACTTTTTCAATTCTATGCAGGAACAGGAAAAATACTTGGAAATGATAGCGAGCGAGGCATTCATGCACTGATTAAGATTTTGGAGGAGTAAAATGGACTATAAGAAGCTGATTAAAGCCCTTAAATGTGATGGATATGGTATCAGTCAAGATATGGACGGATGCAGCAATAGAAGGTGCAAATACCGTGATACTGACGGTGCTTGTAATATTGTCAGCATATGTTTGGATGCGTCAAACGCCATCACCGACCTGCTGGAGCGCGCCGAGGCGGCAGAGGCTAGGGCGGAAAAGGCGGAGAGGGAGAGGGATGAGGCGGTCAGAATTTGCGCAAAATTGATTGCCCTTTGCTCTCCACCAAAAGAATGGGTGCCAAAACTGTTCCAGAGACACATCAATCGGCCAGGGGATTATATGGGGTGCGGATATACTTTTTTGGACGGTTTTAATCTAATTATTGAAAACTTCGTCGAAAACGCAGATGATGAACTTTATACCGCTATTCGAGATGCGACTGAGAAAGAAATCATTGAACGGTCAATGAGAATGGGCGGAAAGAAGGAGGGATGGACGTGATTGTTTTCCTTATGTTTCTTGGCATTGCACTTTCCATAGTGCAAGCAAACGGATGGTTTATTGTGCCAAACTTCTGCGTTGTATTTTGCTACGTAACGTCTTTCTTATCCTGGCTAGCTTATTCCTATGCAAGAGGATTAGGCGGGGAACTTTCAAAGAGGATGAAGATCAAAGAAAACAAGGATGAGTGAGCATGAATTTTAAAAAAATATCAAGAGCATGTATCTCGTCTAGTGTTTCCATCGTTGCTTATTGCTTGTTTTGCGCCTTTAACGATCTATATGTGATTGATAGTATGCCCATTGCTATTTGTTTGTTTATTTTTGGTGCGATTTTTGCAAAAGGAGGACTGAGCGCGCAATGAAAGTCCTGGGAATCGACCTTCCAAACCGGGAACCGAACCGGGCGCCGGATGCCTGCACGGTATTTTATCCCCGAATCTATCCAAACTGCAAAATGGCGACGGGGGCCTCCCGATTTTCCCGAAAAAAACCTCATTGCAAACGAACGGATGAAAAAGATGCAAAGCATACTTAGAATCCTTCCCGAAACAAATGCAAGTTTGAAGGAACAAATTTGCGACGTCCTTATCGAAAGCGAACTTGTCATAACGCAACGCATTGGTCCGGCAGTATAGGTGCTGCGGAATACCCGCCGTTTCCCAGCACGCAGCGCGAAAATGGACGATGAAAAAACATAATATGAACTACCATGCACTGAAATGCGTTTATGACTTGCTCGAACTCATATGCGACATCGCAGTTGACTACGATGGTTTTCATACAGTCGAATCTCTGAAAGAGCTTATTGATGAAATGGCAGGTTATGCCGGCGAGGCAAGGAAACTTCTAGCAAGTGTTTGCAAAGGGGAATACATCAGGGAAAAATCCAAATCAATGACAGCCCCAATCAATGGGTATGATATTGTTGAAAGATCGCTTGTGAAAATTAAAAAGCCTCATGTCTGTTTTGGCTGTGGAAGGGAGTTTAAGCCTGGAAGCAAAATGGAAAAAAGTCTGGTCACGGGTGACTCTCCGTGGTCCTGTTATTTATGCACAACCTGCCGCGAAGTGTTAAAAACCTTTCCTTATATCGAAGAGTTTGGTTTTGGCGGATTAAAACAGGCAGCGCTGGATTTAGAACAGAAAGGAAAACAACAGAATGAAGAAATACACCCTTGAAACTCTGGAGGCTGAAGGCTATCAAATCAGGAACGCCAAAATAATGAACGTCTTTTTTGGTTTTGACGATCACGACTGTTTTACACTTCGTCTCGCCTTGAAGGGCGATGGATGGGGCGCTGATTATGGTGGTTATTGTCTTGGAAGAGGTTACAGGAGTGTCCCCAATCCTTTTTTCCAAGGGGATGAAAAAGGTCTGGAGTCTGTGATGAGGATTATGAATCTCGTTGGCGTCTCCAATCTTTCTGATATGAAAGGCCAATATGTCAGGGTTGCCCTTAAAGGTCTGGGGCATACAATAAAGATCATCGGAAATATCATAGAAGATCAATGGTTTGATTACGGAACGTTCTTTGAAGACGAAGACGAGAGCAAAAAGGATCAGTCAAGCAATAGTGCGTGTTCTAAAAGCCTCGATATTTCCTGTTTGGGTATTGAGTGTGATGTCTGTGGGAATCCCGCACGAACCGTCGCCGCCAGTGCATACGGTCCGATATCCTATGCCTTTTGTGATGAGTGTTTGAAAAAAGGATTGGAACCCTATAAAGGTGTCGTTACTTATATCGCGTGCGCTGGCCATTTCCCAGACGACATCAACCAGGAGTATCGCGCGGATGTGCGCCGCATGCTTCCTTTATGGGGCAAAACAGAAGAAGAGTTTATAAAGGATGTAGAAAAAGTCATTGAAGAGCTATAACAAGAGATCTGCTCTTGAAGCCGCCGAAAAAGCCATGAAACCCATACAAGGGAGCCAAAACGCATGAAGCACAAAGCCGTCATCGTGAACGATCTGTTCTATAAAGGGTGCGAACCACAATGGAAGTGTGAGCGCTGCGGGAGGCAAGCCTCAGTTCGCCTCTACAATCAAAAAGAATTTGAAGAAACGGGCTGTGATGATATTAAGATTATTGCAAACATTTTGGAAAATGCGGGCGCTGTGAAATGTATTCCTTCTCATGAGTGTCCAAATTCTAAACACAACGTCCTTACTTTTAACCTGCCTATGGGTTATTATGTCGAAATCAACTTCAGAAAACTCGCTGAAGCAGTTTATGAATCTGGATACAGACTTTGTGAAGGTTGCGAAAAGGTGACTGAGTGAGCGTAGGCGATCAAAACGCAAGGGAAAGGAGTAAAATGCCCAGATATATAGATGCAGAAAAATTTGATGTTGTGTCTTCAGCGGTTCCTGACGGAATGGACCCCGACAGTTATTGCGCCGGGATGGAGTTTATGTTGCAGAAAATAGAAACAGCACCAACAGAGAAAGTAATCTCCATTGTTTATTCCGCTCCGCAAAGAATATTCTCCGATCCATTTTCGGGTCGGATTTTTACAACCTGTGAGAATTGTTTACAAAAGATAAGCGCCAAAGATCATTATTGCAGGCATTGCGGCGCAAAACTCGTTACCGGTGAAAAACCGCAACATTATAAGGAGTGAAAAAAATGCCCAAAAGAACCCCCGTATATATCGACAAAGAACGGCTTATGTGCTATCTCTTCGATATACAACTTGAAGATTTCGACCTTATGCGGGAAATCTGCCATTTTCCAGAAGAAGATGTCACCAAGGTTGTTCATTGCCGTGACTGTAAGTATGAAGACCCCTGCGGACTGCCTCCCGATTCTGAATCCACCTTTTGTCGTTACTCTTCTCACCTCTTAATCCAATTCCCTAAAAATGGATTTTGCAGCTATGGAATCAGAAAGGAGGGCTCCGGTGAAAATCCTGAAGCCTGGACCCAAACCCAATCCTGATCAACCCAAAATTTTTTCCTGTCTCAGATGTGGCTGTGAGTTTGAAGCAGACGTTGGAGAATACACCTCCTCTAACGGTTATAGCGCACTGAGTTTTTATGCCACCTGCACTTGTGGCGGAGCTATGGTTTGCGAAGATTTTCTTTGTGATAACGAACCTTATTATTATGAAGGATAAACAAGGAGAAGAAACTGATGAGAGTCATAAAACCCGGTTTGCCTTTGGAATCCGACTGGCCTAAAACGCTCACATGCGGCAGATGCGGTTGTGTTTTTGAAATAGACGAAGAAGATCGTCGCTGGTCTGGTATATTTCCGCCCTATGCTTATTGTCCCACTTGTACTAGCGTTTGTTATATCGAAGAAGAAAAATCTGCGACAAACCAAAAGGAGGAATCGGAATAAAAAATATGTTTAAGTGCAAAGACTGTTTGAAAAACAAGGTTTGTTCCGGTTCCCGAAAAGGTTCCCATCTTTTTTGTTTTGTCTCAAAAGATACCTCTCCACGCTCCATTCTTCAGGGGACAAGCGTCGTGGATTTGGCGAAGTTCTTGATATTTGTTCAAAACTTTCAACACTCCAACGAAGGGAAAGAGATCTGGAACAATGAACAAGAGTGCGTTGACTGGCTCCTTCGGCCTGTCGATGGTTTTTTCACCCTTGATGTTTTTGACTTTCTAACGCTTAAAAGCTCGCTTCATACGATTGAAATAGAGCGGCACAAATTTTCATTTTCCAATCTGACCAAACCTGTTTTCAGAAAGGAAGGTATCAATGAAAATCCTGAAACCCGGACTTAACCTCGAACCCGGTAAGCCAAAGGTTTTTTCCTGCCTGGAATGCGGCTGTGAGTTTGAAGCCGACGCCAAAGAATATACCACTGCTTTTCACTATCATACCGTGAGTTTTTACGCCACGTGTCCCAACTGCAAAAACATGGTTTGTGAGGATTTCCAGTGTGCCGATCCGGAGCTTTTCCAGGCGTATATGCCTGGTGTTTGACTGATTCCCAGATGTTATAAAGGGGGAAGCAAGCTGTGAGCTACGATATTTACCTGAAAGACCCTGTTACCAAAGATATTCTGGAAGTTGAAAATCCGCATTTTATGCGCGGAGGAATGTATATGGTTGGAGGATGCCGCGAACTCTGGCTCAATATCACCTATAACTATTCCAGGTGGTACTATAAAAAAGGCGTGTTCCCTCCTTCCAAAAACAGGACAGATGGGAGATCCGATGGCGTCCGTTCCATCTATTCCCTCACAGGGGCGGAAAGCATCCCGATTTTGAAACACGCCATCACCACCCTCACCAGCATGAAGGAAGACCTTACCAAAGAGGAAGAGCAAAAATACAAAGATCTGGGAGCCGATGGCTACTGGCTTCCTTCCCGTGAAAACGCCATCAAACCGCTTTGTCAGCTTCTCGCCATGGCGCTAATGCGGCCCGACGGCATCTGGGATGGAGATTGATTTTCTCTAAATTTTTCTAAAACTATTTACAACATAGCCTATATGTGTTATTATAATCATGCGCCACGGTTCAGCGATACGAAAGGAGTTGTCATTATGCGTACCGCGCATGATTATCTGAATGCCCACCCCAACGCACCTGACTATGTTGTCAAATGTTTGACCCAAGTGGAGGCAGCACTCGCAGGCGAAGGAACAGACTGGTATTCTATCTCTCTGGAGCAGTGGCCCAGGGTTTATTCCAGGTTGCGCATTCTCAATTCCGCCGTATGCAACAAATACCACAGCTCTCTTTTGTTTTTCTATGACTGGCTGGACGAGACAGGCGAACTTCCGAAAGTCCGCGCCTCGTATTCCATGTTCCGCCCCGTTCTCGGTCAGAATGTGGAGGTTTCCGCCGCTTCCAGGTTCCTTCCTACGCTGGATGCAATGCTGGATCTTATTCACCGGTCTTTTTCCGGCCAGCGGCGGTGGCCCGAATTTGTCATTGAGGAATACCAACTCATTTGTTCCTTCCTGTGGCTTCAGCTCAATGTACCGGACATCACGCAGCTGACGCCGGAATGCTTTGCTTTCAGCGACGAGGTTCAGACAAAGGTTTCTTTGACAGAGCGTATCCTGCCTTCCATATGTTCCGTCACCCTAAAGCGCGATAAGGCTGAAGATATCACTATCCGTAACCGGACTCTGGTTCCGATGCTCTGCCGCTATCTTTTGAAACGTCAGGCGGGTGCGCCTCTTTTTACCCAGTCCAATGGTCATTCCTATACACCAGCCATTCTTACTGCGCGGCTCCATAAGTTTTTCGCAAAGCTCAACAAGAACACGGAAATGGATTTGTCCATCCGTTCCGTGCAGCTGAGCGGTCTTTATTTCAGAGTGTACCGCCAGTGGGAATCCTCTGATATCCCCTATGTATACACCAGAGATACCTCTGACCGGCTGATCGAATGGCTTGGACTTCCCCCCTCCAGCGTTGAGTCTGTCCGGCTCAACGAGTATTATAAATTTCTCGCCTACGTCCGCGACGTGCAGGGCAAAGCCCTGTAACCCCTTTTTCTGAATTTCATATTCCCCTTTCGGGGCCGCTTTCAGGCGGCTCCTTTTTGATGTCTTTGAAGGAGGTGTTGCATGCTTCGTATCAGATCGCCCACGTCTCTGTTTCAAACTGCTTAGCAAGGGAGGTTTGCATTGTTGCTCCATAGATTTTTTACCCGTATCCGGCACTATCTGTTTCCTTCATATTGCGTGGATTGCGCTCAAAAAACAGGATGGCACGGAAATCATCTCAGGTGCCCCGAGTGCGGAAGGCTGATCGCCTATTCCTACGTACTCCATCGTCAACCAGGTGTCTATGTGTGTTACCGTTATCGGAAATATGCATCGGACATCTGTTTTTCACATATATCAGCCCCCGATTCCTTCGACGCATATCCGGAAGCGTTCCTCCAGTGGGATCTTCCTTCTCAAGCAGACGAGCCTTTGCTTTCTGATTCATGGGATGATGATATTGCCTATCAGCAGTGCGTCGATCAATATATTGCTCAATACCGCTCTTACAACAAAAACGATCAGGAATAATTTTTAGAAAGAAGGATGATTGAATGACAACTACCACTCAGACCAGTCTGCGTCAGGCCCGGAACTTTGTAAACATTATCGGTTATCTGAAGAAGAAGGATCTCGAACTGAAAACCAACCGCAACGGCGTTGAAATGATCACTGGCACACTAACTGTCATGACTGAAGAAGGCAGTGAGCATGTTGTCCGGATTATGAAGTCCCGCCTCAAGAGCGATGGACAGCCCAACAAAACCTACCCCGGCTTTCTTACCGTCATGAATGAGTATGTTTCCATGGCCGATCTCATGGACATCGGAAAGTCCAAGGAAGAAGCCATGGCCCAGTGCAGCATTGTTGATGTCAAGGGAAACCTTACCCGAAACGAATATGTGTCTCAGCAGACAGATGAATTTGTGTCCACCCCTGCTGTTTCCTGTTCTTCTGCCACGCGGCTCGCTCCCGGCGCCAAGTTCACACCCAAGGCTATCTTCGAGCTGGAATGTTATATCAAGAGTATTGCGCCTGAATTCAAGAATGGCGAAGATACGGGCCGCCTGGTTGTCAGCGCCATTATTCCTGTCTATGGCGGGCAGGTCATCCCCTTTGAATTTGTCGTCGGCGCTGAAGTCGCTGATGATTTCCAGTCCTGCTACGAAGCCGGCTGCACTGCCATGCTCAACGGAGATCTCATCAATCGTGTGGAAGTGACTTCTTCCAGGGCATCCGGTTTTGGGCGACAGATGGATCATAACACCTTTGTGCGCGAGTTTTTGATCTGTGGGGGCCTTCCTCCTTATGATGAAGGCGATGCAAAAGTATTTTCCAGTGAAGCTATCGCCGCCGCAATGCTTGTCCGCGAAAACGAAACCATCCCTGCAATCCGCGAACGTAATCAGCAGCAGGCAACCACTTCTTTCTCCGCTCAGCGCCCCGTGTCCAATCCTGCCATTGCTCAGGCAGCCGCTGGTTTTACTTACTGATAGCAGTGTTTCACATATATTTTATTGAAAGGATGATGTTATGAGTTTCGATTTTGCCAATCCTCCTGTTTCCAGAGTTACCAGCGATCTCTCCGGCGTTGCCATTCTTCTGTGGGGTGCCAACGGAACCGGCAAAACCCCTATCGCCTGCGGTATGCCCAAGCCTTATTATCTCGCCTTTGAGTCCGGTCTTACCGGCATTGACGGCGTTCCCTATGCACCCATGAAGTCCTGGAAGGATTTCGTTTCTTTTGTCAAGTGGGCAACTTCCCCCGTCACAACTGAAAAAGCTCATGAAATCTGCCAGACCGTGGTTCTGGATACACTGGATGTCATGGCTGATTACTGTATCGACTATACCTGCGCCCGTTTCAATGTTTCCGCTCTTGGCGAAACCCGCCTTAACGCCGAGGGTAAGCGCGATGGTTCCATCAATCTTTATACCGAGTTCGGGCGCGAGTTCCGCCGGCAGACGAGGGCTTTACGCAACGCTGGTTTTACCCTTGTCTATATCGCCCATGACGGCGGGTATCGTGACGAGGTTGACCCCAAAACCCAGCAGAAGTACACCAAGATGTATCCCGCCGGCGACAAGCGCGCCGTGGAACCCATCTGCAATGATGTAGATGTTATTGGTTATCTCCGCGCCAATCCTCTGGATGACCATGGCAACCCTGTTTACTCCACCATTTATTTCGCCCCCAATACCCAGTATCATACCCGTTCCCGTTATGATGAAATTGTTCCGCTTATTGAACATGTCACCGCAAACGATCTTTGCAAAGCGATTGTAGCTGCCAAGCAGGCATATCTGACCAAGCACGGTTCGCAGTCCGTTACCTTCCAGGAGCAGCAGGCTGCATTTCAGGAAGCTCCTCATCGTTCCTTTGAAGAAGTCGTTTCTGAAATCGGTCAGTGCGTCATGGTGATCGACCAGTACGGTATGCGCCCTGAGTACGAAGCCATTCTTGAGAAGTATCTTGGCAAGGGTAAGGCTGGCAAGCCCAAGGGCGTACAGGAAACCACGCCTCAGCAGCTTGAGGTCCTCGAGGTTATCCTCGATGAAGTCCACGATCTTGTAGCGGCGGCTCAGACAAAAGCAAAGGAATAATTCTTCCAAAGGGGATGGCGCGGAAGCGCCGTCCCCTTTCCCAGTTCTGTTTAACGGAGGGCTTTCTCATGAAACTGTTTAGAAACATTGAAGTGGAAGCTGATGGTCAATACAGCGTGGGCGATGTTATCAGCTTCACCCTTATCGATGGTGAAGAAGTGGAAGCTCTGGCTGTAAAACAAGAGCGGGACGGTATGATTTTTATTTTGCTTGATTGTATGCGCAAAGAGTACCGTATGAACCATTCCCGCTCAAACCGTGGGGGATACAAAAAGAGTGTTCTGCGAAAAACCCTTTGCACAAAAATTCTTGAGCGTTTTCCGTCTGAAATCCACGAAAAGATGATTGCTTTTGATAATGGCGACCTGTTGCGTCTGCCTACAGAGCGGGAAATTTTTGGATTGAACTCCCATGGCGAAACCGAGCCGGAGAATGTGGAGCAGTGGGAGCCCATGAAGAATCGCCACAATCGTATCGCGTTTTTAGGAAAAAGGACAAACAAACTGGAGTGGTATTGGTTGCAAAACAAAGGGGAAGGCTCGTCCGCCTATTTTTCTTATGTCTACGACATTGGATTCGCAAGCTCTGGTATCGCTTCCGAGCCTCGCGGCGTGCGTCCCGTTTTCAAAATCTAAAATCACGCCCCTTTATGGGGTGTGAAGATGAAGGAGGACACAAATGAACACAAAGGCCATGTTTTCTTCCAAAACAGATCTGTGGGCCACCCCTCAAGCCTTTTTCAACCAGATGGATGATGAGTTCCATTTTGATCTGGATACTTGCGCCATTCCTGAAAATGCGAAGTGCAAAAGATTCTTTAGTCCGCAGATAGATGGTCTTTCCCAGGATTGGGGAGGGAGTATCGCATGGTGTAACCCACCATATGGCCGTGAGATAGGAAAATGGGTCAGGAAAGCCGCAGAGAGCAAGGCGCTGGTAGTTATGCTTCTTCCGGCACGAACCGACACCGCATGGTTTCATGATTTTATTTATCATAAAGCGGAAATTCGATTCATCAGAGGACGCTTAAAATTCGGCGACGGTAACAGCCCTGCGCCATTCCCTTCCATGATAGTGGTGTTTAGAAACATAGGAGGTATTTAATGCTGAACGTGTTATCTCTGTTCAGCGGTATTGGAGCCTTTGAAAGGGCGCTGGAAAATGTGGGGATTTCCTGTAATCTGATTGGCTACTGTGAGATTGACAAATACGCAGGCAAAGCCTACTCCCTTCTGCACAGAGTCCCGGAGAGCCTGAATTACGGGGACATTACAAAGATTGATGAAACCCGGCTGCCCCGCGATCTTGACCTGATCACTTATGGTTTTCCTTGCCAGGATATTTCCATAGCCGGGAAAAAGAAAGGGCTGGTAGACAGCGAAGGCAGAAAAACCAGAAGCGGCCTGTTCTTTGACGCTCTCCGCATCATCAGGGCTACGCGCCCCAAAATAGCGGTGGCAGAAAACGTAAAGCATCTGACGAGCAAAAACATGCGTCCAATTTTTGAACTGGTATTAAAAAGTCTGGAAGACGCCGGTTACAACAATTACTGGAAAGTAATGAACTGCGCCGACTTCGGACTTCCACAGAATCGTGAGCGGGTTCTCATTGTTTCGGTTCGTAAAGATATAGATGACAAAGGATTCGTGTTTCCGGAAGCCGTACCTTTAACTACCTGTATGGGTAATTATCTGGATGATGATGCCCCCGAACCATTTTACCTGTCCGAAGAAAAAACAAAAAGCGTTATAAATCATAATGCTTCCCATCCCGGACACATCGGAGAAAGAAACGGGGTGTGCCCGTCTCTTCTTGCCAGAGATTATAAAGATCCAAAAGTCGTAAATTGCTCAAAATCTGTAAAACAGATTGCCGATCTGCATTATTACGGAAATGACCAGATGAACCGTATATATTCTCCTCAAGGGCTCTGTCCCACTCTTAAAACCGTATCTGGAGGCGGACGTGAAATCAAGATCAGCAATGGCGACCGCTATCGTAAACTTACTCCCGTGGAATACTTTCGTCTGATGGGGTTCACTGATGATGATGTAAGGCTATTGTCTTCCAACAAAATTTCAAAGACCCAGCTTTACAAGCTGGCTGGCAACTCCATTCCAGTCAAAATGCTGGAGCACTTGTTTAAAAAGCTCTATTCAGACACGCTACCCCAAAGAAAGGAGGCACCATGAAATGCGCTAAATGCCACCAGGCCATTTCTCCACCTTCAAGCGCTGTCACCTATCGTTCAAAATCATACTGCCCCGCCTGTTTTTCCGCCCTGAAGGATCAGGCTGTAAAAAAGGACAAAAAGACTTCAGCCTTGCTCAACGATCCTGATTTTCTCGATCTTTCTTTCTATCTGTGCTCCCTCTTTTCCATTCAGGAGCTGACCCCGCTGCTACGAAAACAGCTTTCCGAGTACCACAACGAAAAACACTGGTCGTGGAAATCCATCGCCCTTGCCGCAAAATATTTTTTTGAACTTTCTCCCCATGACGAGAACCAGCCTGTCTCTCTTGGCATCCTCCCCTATGTTTATGAAGAGGCCATGTCCTATTACCGTTCTCTCTGCCAGGCGCAGGAGTTTAATCAGACCGTATCTCTGGAGGAAAAAACCCGGTATCTTGCGCCCTCTCACGGATGCGCAAGCATTGAATCGAGCTTTCGCATGGAGGATCTATAAAAAGGAGGTGATTTCGCATCAGGAAAGATCAGTATGTTCAAGATAAAATCGCCAGCATGTATGTCCTTGCGGATCTCATTCGCAATCCTGTCCGCCTGCTGGATGAAAACTATCCATTGTCTCCGGATGATTTTCCTACCAGATTTCACGCCATTGTCTACGGCGCAATCGAGCATCTTGTCAAAGACGGTGTGACGGCCCTCAATCTGATCGTCATTGACGACTTTCTTTCCAGATATCCTGACCAGTATAAGGTTTTCAATACCAACAACGGCCCGGAATACATTCAGAAACTTCTTCAGTGTATGCCGGACGGTTCATTTGATCATTACTATAAACGGCTTAAAAAGGTCTCTCTTCTCAATCTCATTCATGATCAAGGTTTTGATATCTCCTATTACTACGACCCTGCCGCCATGGGTCTTCAGGCAATGACGGATACCCAACAGCATCTTGATTCCAGCTCTGTAGATGACATCCTTCAGCATTATGAGCTTATTCTTTCTTCCATCCGCGACAGGCTTGGTGGCGCTTCTCAGCATACAGGCGTTCAGGCCGGCGCCGATCTGGATAAGTTAAAAGAGCGGCTGAAAGAAAAACCAGAAATGGGTTTCCCCATGAACTCCAAAAAGCTGGCTACCATCTGCCGGGGGCGCAGGCTTAAAAAGCTGTATCTGAGAGTCGCGCCGAGCGGCGTGGGTAAATCCAGACTTTCTCTGGCGGACGCCTGCCTGATGTCCATTCCCAAATATTTTGACCCCAAACGCCGCAGATGGGTCAAAACAGGGTGCAAGGAACCGACGCTTTTTATTACCACGGAGCTTGAGAAAGAAGAAGTACAAACCATGATCATGGCCTATGTCGCCTGCGTGCCGGAAGAACATATTCTGGATGGCAAGTATGACGGTGATGAAGAATCCCGCATGGACAAGGCCATTGAGATCATCCGTTCCGCGCCGCTATGGATCGAGCATATACCCCAGTTCAATGTAGACGATATCGAAAATCTCATCCAGTCTTATAAACTTCAGCACGGTATTTCCGCCGTGTTTTTTGATTACCTTTTTACCTCAACCAAGGTGCTCATGGAGATCTCCCAGAAAACGCGCGGGGTATCCATCCGTGAGGATAACGTCCTCATGATGTTTTCAGACCGGATGAAAGCGCTGTGCAATAAGCTCAATGTCCATATTGATACATCAACCCAGGCTAACGGCGACTGGAAAAACGCCAAAGACCCAGACCAGAATCTGATACGCGGCTCAAAAGCGATCGCGGATAAAGTAGATATTGGTTACTGCGTTCTGGAACCCACTCCAAAGGATCTGGAAGCTGTACAGTCCATTATGAACCAGAGCGGAAAGCATTTCTTCCAGCCTCCAAACCTTGTTTATCATATCTTCAAAGTGCGACGTGGGCGAATCAATCATGTCAAGCTCTTTGTTTTCTTTGATTATGCCACGCTTCGTACAACAGACCTGTTCGTTACCGACCGTGACTATAAACTACTGGACGTGGAAAATACCGACATCGAAACCGTTCTGGATGATACAGAAGAAAGCGAGAACAAGCAAGGCGCTTCTTCCCCGAAAGCGGATGCCGTGCCTCAAAAACCATTTTTCTTCTGACCAACATGTAACCATCATAACAAGGAGCAGCGATGACAGCTTTACAACGCTCGTTTTCAAAAGAAGATATTGCTCAGATCGTCGCCGCTCTTGGCAGCGATCCTCCTGTTTTATCCGGCGAGCAAATGGTGTTTCAAACCATTTGCCACAATCCGCCTCATACCGGAAGTCATAAGCTCTATTATTATCCGGACGGCTGGTTTCATTGCTATACACAGTGCGGGGATTCTTTTGATATTTATACCCTTGTGCAGCGCGCCAGGCACTGTTCTTTTTCGGAGGCTCTCGGTTTTATCTCCAGTGTTCTTGGTCTGAGCGACACTCAGCGAAAGGGGTTCGCTCCCTCCCGTATGGCTGACTGGGATATTCTGGACAGGCTGTCCGGCCTGTGTCCTTCTTGCGCTCAGGACGAAGCCGCTGTTTATCAACCCATCCCGAAAAGCATTCTGGATTTCTATCCTCCGTGTGCTCCTGTAGAATGGCAGCGCGAAGGCATTACGCCCGAAACCTGCGCCGCGTTTGATATCCGCTGTGACCCGGCAGCGCATGATATCATCATTCCGCATTTTGATCTGCATGGCAATCTTATTGGTATCCGTTCCAGATCATTTGACCCTGAAAAAGTAGCCGCAGGTTTTAAATATATGCCGACACAGTTTCGCAAGGATCGGGATTTCAGGCATAGTCTGCGTCACAATCTCTACGGACTTTCCCATACCGCGCCGGCAATCAGGCGTATTGGGAAAGCCATTCTTTTTGAGGCAGAAAAATCCGTTCTTCAGTGCCAGTCTTATTACGGCAAGGATAATTTCGCCGTCGCAGCCTGTGGCAGCAATATCTCTACCGTTCAGCGCGACCTTATCCTCGACGCGGGCGCACACGAGGTATTCCTTGCTTTTGATAAGGAGTTTCACTCCTATCCCTCACAGGAGAGCGATCGCTATTCTGACAAAATTCTCAAGCTCGCCTCTCTTTTTACTCCATATGTTTCCACTTATGTTCTCTGGGATAAAACAGGACTTCTTTCCTATCAGGACTCTCCCTCGGACAAAGGGCGGCGGATCCTTGAAAAACTTATGAAAACAAAAAACGAGGTGACGATGATCGCGTGAAAACTACCCAGAATCACCAGCTAGATAACGCACCCCCGGAAACGCGGCTTTCTGCGGATGAAAGGGAAACCTCTTTTCTCTGGGACGACTCCTCTTCCATTTGTCTATGTTACACCGCCAATCCAGCCATGCTTCGCAAGCTGGATTCGCTTTGTGAAACATATCCAGAGTGCTTCGTATGCACCAAACGTCATTTCAATTCCGGTTTCTATGAATTTCCCAAGCGCTTTGTCTCCATCCGAAAACCTCCCCAGAAAAAGGAACTGTCGCAGCAGGAACGTCAGGCCATCGCTCTTCGGCTCTCTCTTGCGCGTAACGAAAGGAAGAGCCATTTATGAAAACGCCGCCTCTTTATAGCGACCGGTCTTTCTTTTTTCAGGATGAGCTTTCCTGGTTTTTATCCCCCGCTATTAAGGACTTCAGCTCCTTCTGTCTTGCGCGTGTCTCCTCCTGTTTTTTTGAAGCCCCCGCTTCTTCATCAGGTAAATACCATCCGGAATATACCAAGCAAAAAGGGGGCCTTGTTCTCCATACGCGAGCCGCCATGGGTATTGCCAAAAAACTTCTGGAAGGGCGCATTCAGGATTTTCAGCGGGACTTCTTCTGCGCCTCTCCTGATGATTTTCATGACGCGCTGCTGCTCGCGCTTCTTTTCCATGATTCCTGTAAGTTCGGGGCAGAAGAACGTCCCTATGATCCGTCTATGCATACCGTGTTTGAGCATCCTCTGATAGCAGGAGAGTTTCTTCGCACATACGCAGACATTTATAAAAATCTTCGTGGAAAGCCCCCTTTCCCCAAAAACGACTTTGCAATCGTCATGCTTGCCGCTCAGGCTGTTGTTACCCATATGGGTGTCTTCAACATCTCAAAATATTCAAATATCGTACTACCTTCCGTTGTCCACGCGAGCTGGCTCGGTCAGGTTGTCCATATCTGTGACCTGATTGCCAGCGACTGTCACATCCAGTATCTTTTTAACCACCATATTGAGGAGGGCCATAATGGATAAAAAGCTCATTTTTGAAGTGGAGCATGAAATCGCTCCTATCCGCCATGCCTATGTTATCTGCCCAGGGTGCGGAAACAAGTTCGCCATCGAGGATTTTTCTGTCGGCAGCATTCGTATTCACGATGACGTAGATCTTATCTCGACCACTTATGAATGCCCCATTTGCGGTCTTCAGCAAGATTTCACTTCGGCGCCCCATCCGCCCTATGAGATCCGCGAAGTGCCCTTTCCTCTTTGCGCTAAGGGGGCAAAAGTCAAGAAAACCATTTATGAGTAAAGGGGTGGTTCATATATCGAACAATACCACTGCGCAGACTTCACCTCAGGCTTCCCGTTTTGCTTACACTCGCCTTTCCAGATTCAACGACTGTCCATATGCTTACCGGCTGCGCTATATTGACGGGAACTATCCCGATGAATCCTCCCTTGCCCTTGAGCTCGGAAACACGCTTCACAAAATCAAAGAGCTTGTTTCCCTCGTCCTCATTCAGGGAGAACATCCTGATTATCAAAGCATAGAAAATACCTTCCGTCATGTTGGGTATAAAGGTCCGGACAAATCTTCTGGAAAGGAAGAAGTTTTTCTTTCGCTCGACGCTCTTGCTTTGAAATATATGGACGAGTGGTATGCCCCCGATCCTGATTCAGGCCCCAGTTATCGGGAAAAACTGGAGACCTTTTTCCGCGCCCTTCCTGATGAAGAAAACGACCCGGAATGGACAACCATTGCCGTTGAACTTCCTTTTGAAATCCCCTATCGGCCCGGCGTTGTTTTTTATGGTTTCATCGACAAGGTTCAGCAGAATCAGGACGGGGAGCTTCGTATCGTAGATTATAAATCTTCCAAAAAAGTCTATGACGAATCCAAGCTCAAAACGCCTCTGCAACTCTTTGTATATCATCTGGCCGTATCCGCGCTTTTCCCGGATTGCAAAATCACAGACTATCTGTATGATTTTGTTCTGCTCGGCCAAAAACAGCATGGCGGTTCCAAAGGGTGGCTCAAGCGGGCTGAAACAAAGCTCAACAAACTGCTTGATTCCATTGAGGATTGCAAGACTTCCGGAGAATACCCCCCGAAACCTTCTCCTTTGTGCCATTGGTGCCCCTACTGTGCCACCAATCCAAACGTCGGTTCCTCTTTCAATATGCTGTGCCCTTATTTCAGTCTGTGGACACCACAAGATCGCAAAAACTTTTCCGTGAACCGCACTTATGACCCAGATCTCGTCTGTCAGGCTGAAGAAGAGGTCAAACAGTCCATGGCAATTCATGCTTTCACCTTTTAGTTTTTTTAAAAGAGGTGATTTCTTGCGTAATCATTCCTATTTTTATGATCCAAAAGCCGCAGCCGAGCGTCAGAAACTTTACTGCAAAAACCGGAAACTGCCTTTGTTCGCTCCTCCAACCGGCATCTGCTGGACATGTGGCCTCAATATCTATTACGACTATGGGCCCGAGATGAACCATGCCTATTCCGTACACGAGGCGGGAAACCAGCATATCACCGGATGCCCTTATTGTCACACGTCTTTCTGCGAATAACGATCAAAGAGGTGATCCCCATGTTTTATGTCGCTTTGTTCCTGATTGATCTTCTTTCGGCTGTCGCTGTTGTTGTTTCCTTCCCCGTCCTGTGTTTTTCACAGGATTTTTATCAAGGATTGCGCGCCGGCTTGTGCCTGTTTGGCACCGGCCTCAGCCTCCATTTTGTCCTCAGTTGGTTTTTTGACGAAATAAAACTGGTTCCCGACGAAAATGAAAACGGCGAACCTCCGACGGATCTTTGAAACCTACTATATAAAAGGAGGGGCCATGACACCGTTTTATGAGCTTCATACCCATAGCGAATATTCAAATACGCACCTTATCGACTGCATCAACAAAATCAACTCTCTTCTTGACCACGCAGCCCATCTTGGGCTGTGTGGTCTTGCTTTGACGGATCATGAGTGTCTCTCAGGCCATATCAAGGCCCTGAACCATGCGAAGGAAATTCAGCAGGAGCATCCCGATTTTCAACTGATTCTTGGCAATGAAATTTATCTCTGCCAGGACGTTTCACCTGTGACCAGCGAAAATGGGCGTGTTTCCTACCCAATCGAAAGCGGACAGTTCTTTCATTTTGTGCTGCTTGCCAAAGACGCGCAGGGCCATCGCCAGCTCAGAGAATTGTCTTCAAGAGCATGGTCTCGCTGCTACTCTTATAAAGGAGTCGAAAGGCTCCCCACCTTTTATTCAGACCTTGATGATGTTGTTTTACCTGATCCCGGTCACCTGATCGCATGCACCGCTTGCCTGGGAGGAGAATTTGCTAAGCTCACGCTTGCCGGAGATGTGCAAGGGAGCCTCTCTTTTGTTTCCAAATGCCAGCAATGGTTTGGCGAAGGACATTTCTTTATCGAATTGCAACCCGGCTTGTCTCAGGAGCAGCGCCTGTTCAATACGCGCGCTATCAAATTCTGCAAGCATTTTGGCCTCCCCTGGATCATAACCAATGATGTCCACTATCTCAGTGCGGACAAACGCATCCTTCACGAAACCTTCCTCAAGTCGCACGAGGAGGAGCGCGAAGCAGGTGATTTTTATGAGTCCACCTATTTCAAAACTCCACAAGAAATGATAGAGCGCATGCAGTCTGACATTGCACAGGAGGATATTCTCGCCGGCTTCCAAAACACTGCCGTTATTGCAGATCTTTGCAAAAACGCCGGTGATTACGGGCTTTTCCATAGCACCATCGTTCCCAAGCGCTCTCTCCCCTCTTTGTGCCCAAATCACGTTCTGGCAAATGTGGATCGTTCTCTTTACCCCTTTATTCACCAGTTTTCCACCAGCGACGAACCACAAGACCGTTGGCTTGTCCAGCAAGCTGCTAAGGGGCTTTCCGACAAGCGTATTCCCCTTGACGATACAGTCCTCTCCCGTATCAATTATGAACTTGAGCAGATCAATGGCGTTTCAAAACGTATCGGTCAGCCTGTGAGCGCCTACTACAATCTTACGCAGCTCATTATACAAATTATGTGGGATGATCAAGGCGGAAACAGCCTTGTTGGGCCTGCCCGTGGTTCTGTAGGCGGGTGGTATCTGGCCTATCTTATGGATATCATTCAGCTTGATCCGCTCAAGTGGGGAACTGTCCCGTGGCGCCATCTGCACGCTTCGCGTCCTGATATGCCCGATATTGATATTGATACAGAAGGTTTCAAGCGCGCCAGTGTTTTTAACGCAATCCGCGATTATTTTGGTCATGACAAGGTTCTCAGCACCATTACCTTCCGCACGGAGACCCTCAAGTCTGCCATACTCACTGCCTGCCGTGGGCTTGGAATTGAAAGCGACGCCGCCGGCGAACTGTCCAGCCTCGTCCCCATCACACGCGGCAAGGTATGGACGCTTGATCAATGCCTGCATGGTAATGCCGACAATGGATTCCCGGTTGCCGAGTTCGTTTCCAAGGCCAGTCAATATCCCCATCTGCTGGACACCCTCAAGGAAATAGAGGGCATTGTTTCCGGCAGAGGGCAGCACGCAAGCTCCGTATATCTGTTCAATGATCCTTTTATCGAACACAATTCTCTTGCAAAAACTCCAAAAGGAATTGATTGCACCTGCTGGAGCATGGAAGACAGCGATCAGTGTTCCGCACTGAAGGAGGACTTCCTTACCATCGAAGCCCTTGATAAAATTCGCCAGTGCATGCAGTATCTGCTGGACGACGGCCTGATCCAGTGGAAAGGCTCTCTCAAGGCCACCTATGACAGTTTCCTTCATCCTGATGTTCTGGATTACAATACGCCGGAAATGTGGGCCATGGCCGCAGATGGAAAAATCACAGATCTTTTCCAGATGGACACACCAACAGGAGGTGAAGCCATTAAAAAGGTGCGTCCAACCAACCTCAAGGAAATGGCTCTTACCAATTCTGTTATGCGTCTTATGGGCAATGAAGATTTTTCGCCCATCGACCGCTTTGTGGCTTTCAAAAACAATCCGTCTCTCTGGTATGAGGAAGCCCGCGCCTGCGGTCTTACACAGGATGAGATATCTACGCTTGAAGCCACGCTTAAACCCAACCATATGTGCAGTATCGAGCAGGAAGATCTCATGCGTCTGGTCATGGACCCCCACATCAGTCATTTTGACATGGTGCAGGCCAATAAAGCCCGAAAAGGTGTAGCAAAGAAAAAGGCGAACCTGGTTGCAGAAATCAGGGAGCTGTATAACCAAAAGGGTGCTGAAATCGGCTCTCGCAAATTGTTTCTTGATTATGTGTGGAAGTTTTTCATCACTCCACAGCTTGGTTATTCCTTCTCCGCCAACCACACCCTCCCCTATTCCTGTATCGCCTTGCAGGAAATGAACCTGTTTTATCACTACCCCCATATTTACTGGCAGTGCGCCTGCCTCACGGTCAACGCTCAGGCGGATGAAGAAGGTGAAGACAACAGCTCTACCAACTATGGCAAAATAGCTTCCGCCATAGGCCGCATGCAGTCTCAGGGCGTGTGTATCGCACTGCCGGACATCAATCAGGCACGCTTCGGCTTTCTTCCAGATGCCCAAAATGACCGTATCGTTTTTGGTTTGAAAGGTCTGGTGGGAATCGGGGATGATATTGTCAGACAGGTTATCGCCGGTCGCCCCTATTCATCCATTGAAGATTTTTATGCAAAGAACTCGTCTCTTCCCTCGAAAGCCCTTGTCGCTCTTGTCAAGGCGGGATGTTTTGACACTCTGGAAAACAAACCGCGCTCCGTTATCATGCAGCGTCTGGTTTCTCTGATCTCGGCGCAGAAATGTGAAGACAAAACATCCTTGGATTTCAAGAACTTTTCTTCCGTATGCAATCTCCCCGGTTTTATTCCCGGCAGGTTTTCCTTTCAGGTTCGCCTTGTCAGGTTCCGCGCGTCCATCTTCAAGCCCTCTGCCCTGGTAACCAACAAGCCAAAATCATACCGGTTGGATCGCCTTTCTTCTATATTTTTTGAAAATGAACTTCTCTCCCTGTTCAAAGAAAACGAGGACTTCTATTACGATCAAAATGATTCCATCGTCATTTATCATGCAAAGTTTGAAAAGAAGTACAAAGAGGTCGTTGCCCCACTGAAAGACTGGCTGACTTCTGAACAGACGCTTTCCGCCTTTAACATGGCGCAACGTGAGCAATTTGAAAAATCATTTTACCAACAATATTGCTCGGGTTCTGTACCAAAATGGGAAATGGACAGCCTGTCCTTTTATTACACAGAACATGAACTTGCCAATGTAAATACGGGCGCCTACAACATATCAGGCTTTGATTCCATACCGGAAGCCCCCGTTCTTGAAAAAACAGAAACCCGCACAGATCCCAAAACCGGGAACACCACAAACTGGTCTCGTTATTCCCTTTACCGCATAGCCGGCACAGTGCTCGACCGAAACAACACCCGCCACACTGTTTCCCTGCTCACTACCTCTGGTGTCGTTACCGTCAAGCTCTATGCCGGAGCTTATACGCACTATAACCGCCAGATTTCACGGCAGGAAGGGGATACTAAAACCATTGTGGAGAAATCCTGGTTCACAAGAGGAAACAAACTGCTGGTCACCGGTATCCGGCGCGGAGACAACTTCTTCCCGAAGAAATATTTTGACTCTATTTATAAGCATACCATTTGTCTTATTGATTCTGTGAATGCTGATGGAACCCTCGTTTTACGCACAGACCGTTACAAGGAGGAATGATTTTGTCAGAAACTTCTTCTGATTTTCTGCACGCTCTGGTTCAGGTCAGGCATATCGTTTTCCCAAAAGAAACTTTTGTCCCAGGCAACTGGGCCGTTTTCGTCTGCGATGTTTTTGATGTTTTCTCCGGAGAACCTTATGATCCGCAGGTTATCAAACTCAAAGGGACTGTCTACTCTCTTGATGTCGGCGGACTTTATAACTTCAAGGGGCGCAGGGAAGAACATCCCACCTATGGCTCTTCCTATCAAATCATTTCCTTTAACAAAGAGTTCAATCTCCAGAACGCTTCCTACCGACGCCTGTTTCTGGAAAGTCTCTACACACCCAATCAGGTCAACTCCCTTTACGATGCTTTTTCCGACCCGTTTCAAATCATTCAGGATGGAAATGTCAAAAAACTTTGCGAAGCCAAAAATATCGGTCCCTTCATCGCAAACAAGATGGTCGGCAAGTTTAGGGAAGACTATAAGAAAAGTCGCGCCTATGTTGAGCTTGGTCAGTATAACCTTTCTCCCTCTCTCATTGACAGCCTGATTCGCCGTTTTCATGGCGACATCGACAAGCTGATCTACACGGTCAACAAGAATCCCTATATCATGATGCATGAAGTGGATGGAATTGGCTGGGCCAAAGCTGACCAGATCGCGCGGGCGAAAGGCATTCTTCCGGATAGCCCGCTGCGTATGGAAGCCGGCGTTTTGCATATCCTGCAATCTGTCACAGAGGACGGCAACACCTGGGTGAAACCCCAATGGCTCGCAGGTGAAATTCTATCCCTTCTTGGTCTGGGGGTGCAGTCCGTTGATAAATTCCGCGAGGCCCTTTATGCCCTGCACGAGAAAGAAGAAATCTGGTGGAGCGAGGACAAAACAAAGATCGCGCTCTACCGGGTAAGGCGCATGGAGGAAGATATCGCCAGTGAATTATATCGCATCTCGTCTGCCCCTCCGCTTCTGCCAAGAAACGCATGTTCTGTTCAGGACTCACTTGCCGAAATCGAGAAGGAGCAAGGGTGGACTTTTACCGAAGAACAGCGTCAGGCCATTCTTCTTACCCTTGACAACAATGTTTCCATCATTACCGGTGGTGCCGGCGTGGGCAAATCTTCTTCCGTCAGCGGCGTCCTACGTGTCCTTGGCAATTACTCTTTTGCACAGTGCGCCCTGTCTGGTCGCGCAGCCGCCCGCCTTACAGAAGTTACACACAGCGAGGGCATGACCATCCATCGTCTGCTTGGTATGTCTTCTGCGGGAGTCGGTTTCAATGAAGAAAGACCTCTTCCGTTTGATATCATCATTCTGGATGAAGTTTCCATGGTCGGTGCGGAAATTTTTCTTCTTCTCCTTAAAGCCATTCCAACCGGCTCAAAGCTCATTATGCTTGGCGACGACGGCCAGCTTGAATCTATCGGACTTTGCAATGTTTTCAAGGATATGCTTGATTCTGGCGTTGTGCCCGTATCCAGACTTACCAAAATCCATCGTCAGGCCGCAAAGAGCGCAATCATAACTGAAAGCATCAAAGTCCGTAATCAACAGGATCTGATTCCGGACGGATGGGTCGGACACGAGGTTCGCGGAGAGCTTCAGGATCTGGAGTTGAACATTTACGGCGACGCCATTCTCTCACAGGACACTATTTTGGAAACCTATCAGCGCCTCCTTGAAAGCGGCGTCAGCTATCATGATATTCAGGTTATCGTTCCTACAAAGCAAAGAGGGATGATCTGCACTCATGTTTTGAACACTTTGATTCAAGATATTGTAAATCCTGCCACCCCGGAAAATCAGGGCGTTACGATAGGTAACAGTAAAAACAAAAAAGCATCTTCCTATACATTGCGCAGGAATGACCGCGTTATCGTAACCAAAAATATGTATCAGGCTTCGCGCTATTCCGATATCAGCGACTGGGACTCTGAAACCGATCAGCCAGATACCATCGCCGTATACAATGGAGACAGAGGCATCATCAAGTTTGCAACCCCGCAACAGCTAGTGGTCACCTTTGACCAGTGGGGTGATGTCTCGTTCAAAAGAGACTGTTTCCATAACATTGAACTTGGCTATGCTCTCAGCTGCCACAAGCTGCAAGGCTCCGAGGCCAATTACGTCATTGTCGGGTTCGATATGTCAGGTATGATTCTTTTGAGCAAGGAGTGGCTTTACACTGCCATTACCCGCGCCAAAAAGCACTGTGTTATCTGCGCAGAAACCAGATCTGTTTCCTATGCAAACCATCGTTCCAATATTTCTCAAAAACAGACCATGCTCAAGGAATTATTGCGAGCCGCCTTCGATAGTAATAGTAATGAATCCGAGGAGGTGGTTTTTCATCGTGAAAGAGAAAAAACTAAACTATCGTTTTCATAATCCAAATACAATGGAAGCAACTATCTCCCACCTGCTTGAAATATTCATCGAAGCTAACGCAATTAAAGCCAAGCAGGCCATCGAAAAGGCTGCTGTTTTGGAAGAGCAGAAAAAACAATAAAATTAAAATCCCGGCAAAGAAAAAAGATGTTTACATTCTCGCATTCTATAGTATAATATAGTTGTACCAGATCGCTACTTAATATATATGAGAGGTATACTATGAATATCGCCGCTTATTGCCGGGTCTCTACTGATAAAACTGACCAACTTAACAGTTTGGAAGCTCAAAAAGCCTTTTTCGCAGAATACACGCAGCGCACAGGAGATACCCTTGTACGCCTTTACGCTGACGAGGGTATCTCTGGCACTAAAATAAAAAACCGCAAAGAATTCCTGCGGATGATGGCCGACGCTGAACACGGCCTTTTTGAAATGGTTGTTGTAAAAGATATTTCCCGTTTTGCTCGAAACACAGTAGATCTTTTACAGAGCATTCGCAAGTTGAAATCTTTGGGTGTTGAAACTCAGTTTCTAACCGCTAATATGACCAGCATGGGCAATAGTGAATTTGTACTAACAATCTTCGGCGCTCTTGCTCAGGAAGAAAGCGCCAATACGTCCAAGCGTGTCAAGTTTGGAAAGAAGATGAATGCTGAAAAAGGACGTGTTCCCAACATTGTCTATGGATATGATAAAACCATTGGGGATTACTTCAATTTAACAATCAACCCAGAAGAGGCGGATGTTGTACGCCAAATTTTCCAGTGGTACACCAAAGAAGGATACGGATCAGCTAAAATTTCTATTTTTCTCAATCAACGGGGATTAAAAACCAAGCGTAATTGTCCGTGGAATCAAAATGGTGTCAGACGTATTTTAAATAATGAACTCTATATAGGAAAAATCATAAACGGGAAAGAAGAAGTGACCGATTTCCTTACCGGAAAAAGAACGGAACGCAGTGAAGAAGACTGGTTAATCGTTAATCGTCCCGAATTGCAAATTGTTGATAGCGAGACCTTTGAACAAGCGCAACAGATAATGGCGTCTCGTACAGAACTGTTTAAATTAAGTCACGAGCGTCAAAGCAATAAACATCTTTTTTCCACTCTAATTAGATGCAAAGAATGTGGATGGTCATTTCGTCGTACTGTACGCACTTATAAAAACACTTATGTTCGTTGGGTGTGTTCTCACCACAATGGAAGGGGTGAAAGCGAATGCTCTAACAGAATAACCATTGACGAGGAAGAGCTGGTTACGGTTCTTCAAGAGTATTTTGCAAATCTACTTCGTTTTAAAAAGGATGTTATCCTCTATGTCATTAAAGAGTTTCAGCGTGTATATCGGGCAAAAGACGAAAACGTAGAATATGAAAAAGAATTAAATGCTCAGATTGCGAAACTGCAAAAAAGTCGTCAAAAATATATGAATATGTATGCGGACGATCTGATTACTCGTGAAGAAGTTAATGAAAAAATCGGGGGCATGCGCAAAGAAATTGAACGATTAGAAAACGAATTAAAAATGGTAGCTTTTCATCTTACCAAAGCCGAACTCCTGGAAGCCGTTTTGCGACAGACATTTAAAGAGATTGAAGACATCGCCGATGTGAGGCAAATGACTAACGCCCAACTCAAACGGATAATTCAAAAAATTGAAATAGACAAGGATGGAAATGTGGATATCTACTTACGTTTGTTCAGTGATCTAGGGTTGGAAGAAACCGTTCTAGTTAACGACATCTGTACATAA